AAATTTTCTTCAGTTAATAGCCTGGGATCTTCTAAATCTATATCTGGGTCAAGTTCTTCTTCGCTCTTCCCAATAAGCAACATTTCAATTTCAGGAACAATTGTTACAGGTTCATGTACAAAAAACTTAAATGCTCTTTCTATTATTAATCGAACATCTTCATCTTGATAATAATTCAATAATAGATATTGGAATGGCGTCGGTACTACTGTAACACTTTCATCCTTTAAATATGCTTCATCTAATTCCTCTTGCGTTATTGCAAAAAGTGATTGATAAGTAGTCAATTCATCATTTCCAACAACATCATTTACAGTGGGAGGATAAATTTTACAAACATCTTTAAAATCAATTGGAAAACCAAGAAAAATTTTATCATTAATCATAAGAAGTTAAAAAGAAAGTTTGTTCATAGGCAGACATTTCTTCTGTTAAGAAATTCAAATCAAAATCTCCACCTGTTAACTTTCCTAACCCCTCTATCTTCTTATTATTTAAAGATTTTTGTACTTCTCCCATAATAGCAAAAGGTCTTAAATTACTATCTTTAATAATCCATTGTGTCATTGGAACAAAAACTTCTATACTAATAGAAACAGCTTTAAATTCACTATTTGTCGCTAAACCACGACCACGCGCCACACGTACTGCAACAATAGACTGCGCAGTTTCTTTTGGACCAACACGAGGAACTATTTTAATTAACTTTTCAAAAATTTCATTCTGTATTTGTTCCTTAGTTAAATCTTCATGACTCAATGGATCTTTATCAGTATAATATAATAATTTAAGTAAATTCTGATTTGCCAAAAGTCTTTTCACTATATATTGTGCATTAATACCTATATCTCCACAATTTCGTACTTCCATTATTCAACCCCCTTATCAATCCAAAAGAAATCTTCTTCATTATCTTCTTCCGTCTTTTCTGGAGGAGGAGTAAGGTCACGAATATATTGCGGGTCAACTGAGACGAATTCAACGCCAGGAGTTGACTGAATATCATAACCAGTTACAACATATGCTTCTTTTAAATTACCCTCACCAACTTCTAAATAATCATCTTTCTTTAAAAATTCATTTACAGGTAAAATAAAGAAACTTAACTTCAATGGCTCAGTATATAATACCTTACTTCTACTGCGCGAGCGTAGCTCATCTTTCAACATATTATCTTCCTGACCATAAAAATATGCCCAACTCTCTCGCTCTATACCATCTCTGTCTTTCCAACTCAACAGATGCGTCATCTTTAGCACAATATATCTATTATATCCACTTGCTTTTAAACTTTCTAAATAATAAATAAGCCAAGGTTGTAATTCATTATTCTTATCTGGAATAAAAAGAATAGTCCCATTAGGAATATCTAAATGAACATTAGTTAATAAATACTGCATAGTTTTTGTTTCATTCTGACGCATTGGAGTAAGTTCACCTTCTTGAACCTCTCCGTCATAGTCAAAATTCACATAATAAACTGACTTTAAAAGCTGTCTCCTAAAGTTTTCCTCTCTTTGTCCTTGCATACGAGATTGAAAGTCAATTCCATATCTATTTAATCTTTTTAAATATACATCTTCATAATATCCCATCTTCTTCTTCGTCCTCCCGTATTTTAGAAAGCAAAGACATACAATCAAAAATTGTACTTCTAAAATATTCATATCTTAAATATCTTAAAGAGGAAATTTTATGATACAGTACATAATAATTAATTGTTCTTTCTTCTGGTTCAAAACCATATAATTCAATTAAAATTGAATCTAAAAACTTTTCCCATTCTCGACCTTTCTCATATTCGCAGAGTAAACCAAATAGTTTATTTTTTAAACTATTTAAATAACCTTCATCCATACCAGGAATATATTTCATTTTACTCTCCCGCCAATTGACTATAAGTAAATGGTTTGCCCTTTCGAGAACGATAATAAATTCGTTCTAATTTAAGCGCATTATATTCCTCTCTTTCAAGTAACTGTTTTAACTTATCTATTAAATTAGCCTGTGAAAAATCCCTTTCAACATATAAGGGCTTAACATTTTCCCAAGTAAGAATAGTCCTATTTAACCATTCACATTTCATATAGGTAGCAAGAATTTGAATTTCTACATTAGAAACTTCTTCATCAACAAAGTTTCCTTCTTCATCAATTTCTAAACTAACTCTTGGAAATTTAAAACGAGGAATTACTGCATCCAAAAGAGCACGCCAGTCTTGCTCTCTTTCTTCATCTGTCCAATTTAACCACTCATCCTCTAACATCTTGGACAAAAAAGAATCATATATATCATTAATCGAAGCCATTTTTAACTCCTATTATCTTTCTTCAATCTTTTCTTCATCTGCTTTTTTAAGCTGAATAGAACTAATAATATCAGTTCCAATAATTTTCTTAATAATTTCTGCTTTATCGAAATCAGCAATCTCATTTTCAATTGCATACTGCGCCAGCTCCTTAACTTGCTCTAAAGGCAATTCATGAATTTTTGTTTTAAATTCAGATTTTGGCATTACAGTTAAATAACGCTTTCTTTGCGCGTCATCTAAAACAATAATATTAACTGGTTCTTCTGCATCCTCTGGCTCAAGCCCCAGTCTTTTTTTGACTTCCATGTCTTCAATTCCAAGAATACCTTCTGTAAATAAAGCCTCAACTCCCGGATTATACATAGCTTCTTCTAACTGTTCAAAAGGAACTGCTTTAACCGCGCCCTTCTTTTCCCAAACTCTATTAAGCCGAACGTCCGGAATATTAATATTTACTCTACTCGAAATTAAATTCTTAATCTTAACCTTATCTTCCATTATTTTACTCCTTTTAACTCCTTCATAATATAACAAATAAGGGAGGGACAAGCCCTCCCTTTATAAACAATTAAATGTAAAATTGTTCTGCATAGGTCTGAGCAATACCAGTGTTCTTATAAATACCCCAGTTGTGATATGTAAGAATTGCAGTACCCAGTTTTCTATAGGTGTGAATTTCCATAGATTGATCTCTGTTAACAAAGTCATACATCTGAGTATTACCCTCAAATACAACCTTGACAACTTTTTCTCCACCAGTCGGTAATACATACGCTAACTGAGGATCAATCCAGGTTTCTTCGTTCTTTTCATCAACCCAAGACTGCGGAATCTGAATAATCGGAGTTCCTCTAAATAGATTGATATATCCAGTATTGTGAATAGCATCAATATCCTGTGGATGATATACACCTTGAATACCAGCCGTTGCAGGATTGCCATAAGCAGTAATCGGAACAATAGCGTCCGCGCCCATAGCAGCAATAAATTCAGGCGGTGCAAAAATAACCGCGCCAGAACCATAAGCTCTAACAGTAGAAATTAACTTCATCATTTCAGTGCCATTGAATGTAGCACCAGTCGCTCTGTTGTTAGCCGGAACGCCAGTCTTATCAAATGCCGCGCGAAGAGCTTTCTGAACTTGCTGATAAACCGCATCTGTCTGAGCTTCAGTTAATAAGTTAACCAATTCACCCATATCCTCAGCGCCATCTAACATTCTTTCGAAATCAATAGTGCAAGCACCACCGATTGCATAAGCGCCAACTTCGAAAGTGCCGTTATCAAGTCTGAAAGTCTCGTATACACCGGAAAGACCAACCTGAGTAAGGAACTTCCTAGCTCTTGTTCTTCCTAATCTTGTTCTAAATAAAGCTTTTTGACCCTGTGCTACCTGCTTAACCTCAGCAAAGATACCAACAGCATCAATAACCTTCTGAGGAACTACTTCATCAGCAGCCTCGATAATAATTTCATAAATGTCATATCTGTTCTTCATGAACTGATTGACGGAACCTGCTAATTCTCTTAAACCTTCTGCAAGAGCTGCATCAACGTTTTCTACAGAGTAATTAGTAGGAGCAGTGCCCTTAGCCGCGTAAAGGGCTAGTTCTTTCATTTCTTTAATAGTCATAATTCTTCACCCTCCTTAATTACGCAGTCACTACTTGGAACTTGAGTCCAAATGTTCCATCAGGCATTGTAGTAGCTTCAACAACTTTTAAAACTGGACCATATTCTGGAGCACTAGCACTAACAGCAATTGCACCCTCATCGCTAACTCCACCATATAGTGGTGTCGTTTTGATTGCTTTGCAAGCTGCTTCAAAGTTTTCATCGGCTGTCTTAGCAGTATCGCCAGAACCGGTAGCAGTCCATTCTGTATTATCATAACCAATACAATTGGTTGTAAAAAGTTCTCCAGCTGAAAGGAATCCTAATCTAGGATAGAATGTTCCTCTCGGAAGTGAAAAATCTTTCAGAGCATTAGCTCTTTCATCATACATATGCTCAGTTGTATAGTTAATAGCAACTGGCATTACTTCAACATTCGCCTCTGTAGCAAATTTAATCTTTCTATTAACCCTATCTACCGCAAGTAACATTCCATTCTCAGCCGGAACAGAAGCAAAATCAGTATCGTCAAGCGCGCACTGAGCCTCAATCCGACCATCTCTACGGAAGGCTACTTGGTTA